CCCTACTTTATGCAGGCAAACAAGATGACCGTACGAGATTGTCTATCTGACAATGCTCGTCCAGCCGGAATCAATCACCACGGTAGATAAACGTGGGATGATTTCTGGTGGCCCCCGCAGGCAATTCCTGCTGAGGTTCCCACCAAACTAATCAACATCTCCAGAAAGAAGGTTGTTTAGATAACTGCAAAACAGGTGCCCAGTGCAACCATTTTGTCAGGTACGGCTTATCCTGTCTTCTAGAAGGCATGGATGGCAAACAAACTAGAGATTATGAAGGCATAATAACTAGTTACAGTAGAGGGCGTGACGAAGTATCACGATCTCGAATATGATCCTCCCGAATTCGATACGAAGGTTGGGAGAGGTCCGGTACGAAGCTATCTCGACATCGAGTAGTTCGCCGATATGTCATCCTAAAATAGCGAAATGCATTTTAGGGTGGGGTCAAACTGGTCCGCGACTCATCAGGGGCCAGTTGATTAAGAACCGAATCGAAAGAAACCTTAAGATTTCGGTTGTGAAAATTACTCTGATCTATTGATCAGACCACAACACGACGATGTATGGTAAGTGTTTGCCATATATCGTTGGTAGGAAGCTGCATAGCACAAGCTATTAGACTTTCTATATTGGCCTGGCGACGTCATACGCCTCCAGGACCAATTGCCCATTCGAGTCCTAGGACCAAAATGGACAGGTACCAAAAGTAAAAATCGTATTTACTTTTGGGAGATTGCAGACACGAACGTCAAGATGTACGTGCTGAAACACCATACTCACTGGGGTAAATACCTACAGAAGATGGTTTTGTCACAGAACCCCCACATTAAGGGCTGGGCAAAGACACTACTAAAACGTCTCAGAGACTTTTTAGATGGTAAGGCTGACCCCCTTTGGTTAAAGAAGGGTCATCCCAGACTTCCGAACGGCTTTAAATAAAGCGGAATCGTGAAGTATCTTTGGTCAAACGACAATTAGCGTAAGCCAAAGAAGCGTGCTTAACGTCTCATTGAGATGTTAAAAACGGTTGACGGGATCTTCAACCAAATTTGGTTAGGAGCCCCCGAAATTCGATGGACATGGTCAAAATATGACCAGTTCATTGTCGAGAATATTCATATCTACTTGAGTGATGAATTTCTTGATGGAGAATTGACCAAAGAAGGTCTTTAAATCCAAAACTTTTACAGTGAGCTCAAGGCCTGCCGTAAAGAGGTTAAGTTCCAACTTTCTAATTAGACTGTTGATAACTTGTTTGGAGAATCTTCACCCTGCGTGAATTAACTCCAGTTCCTACAAAAGATCATTCGAAATGTTTTAGTAGGTAAGACAGGTCATGAATATTGGTTCAGGACTGGAATCTTTTAGCAGACGAGGGGTATGGGTACTCCTCCGCCAGCTATCTAACAGTAGTCAATAATGAAGTTCTTGAAAACTGTTTCCAAAGAATCTAGTAGTTAACCTTGGTAACTACTAGTTTTGAAAGCGTGCTTAGCTCACATTAAAGATAATGTGCCGCTAGAAGCATTGAAGGGAAATAAAGGCAAAGCTAATATAACCCTTGCAACATCTGCCTCCTGGGAAAGGACTCAAGCCCAGGGAGGAGGTCTTGATGCGATCAGAGAAATTATGGTCGAAATCAAGGAGGGTTCATAGTCATGGTATGACTATGATACCCTTAAGTTAACCGATCCGCCGGAATGTCCGACGATGGGTGAACGAGTGTTCTAGAGATGTTTATATTACATTCTACACACTAAACCAAGTGACCTCTCTTCTGTGAAGGTCACTTCGGTGTCTGAACCCGGAAAGTCACGCACCGTGACCAAGGGTTAAGTAGCTCTTCGACTTGTCTTGGACATAGTCAATTAGCTGTGCTCGGACTCGCTTAAGAAAGCGTTTCCGAGTAGTGCTCCAGGAATGTCATAATCTGACATGCCCTGGAAACTATCCAAAGCTCTCTTCACTGAAGAGTTCTCTGAATTACTTTTCACGACAACACATGTTGAACGTGGAGAGGAGGAACTTACAGGCGAGGTGACTCGCATGTATGAGCCGGTATTCGCATCTTCTTCGGATTATACGAATGCCACGGATGCTTTTGATCTCAAGATCGCAAGCATGATCGGAAACTTCTGGATGACTGACATGGTCGGTATCCCGAAGGGCCTTGCTGTAATTGCAAATTTGCTTTACAAGCCAAGGTACGTCCTATTTAAGCCAATCAATCAATTGGCCGAAATAGGAGTAGCAGACCCGGTTAACCTAGGTTACCGGAGACTACTTATGAAAAGGGGGATCATGATGGGAGACCCCTTGACAAAGGTTACTTTACACTTATTGAATATATGTGTAAGAACTCTTGCGGAATAGTGCATGAATGTCACGTTCTATAACCGCGTAGTAGACAACGGCGCAGACATCTGCGACGCTCTACAAGTGCGTCTACGTGAGATTGAGAAAGATCTCGCGTAGTCGCGGGCCCGAAGGATCTGAGAACCTATTCGGGTGCCAACTATTCGCTAGCCACTGGCTAGAGGAAATAGC